CTGGTATATAGCGGTGGGCTATTTTATCCAAGTAGTGCCAGCGTAGTAAATTCAGGCAACTTCTCAACTATTGCAAATGGTCCTGGAGGAAATCCGAATTATTCAACAGCGCTAGGCACCAGAACGTACTGGAGATATTTTTATTTTGCATCATCAACGCAGAACTTTGTATTGAATATTGCACATACCGGAGCAAATTTTAAAACCGTTGCATCTGGTATCTCCATCGGAACGGGGGATGCTAATATAGAATTACTAGCACCTAATACCACTTCCAATGGCGTTTCGGTAGAGTTTAAAGATGTGATTGTATCCTATACGACTGACAATGCGATTGGATGTCATGCTGCGACATACGGAAGTACAGCATATACATCATGGGGTATGACGCTAGGAACTCAATCGACAGCCACCAGCGGAAGTGCTATAATTCTACGTATTACAGTTCCATCTGACTGGACTGCCACCATATCCAATATATCAGTTACAGCGGCATGAGGTATAAATGACATTTATAGTTGATACTGCAGCTAAAGCAGCCTTTAAAAGATTATACGGCAAAGCCCATACTTCAAACGCAAAAGATATTGGAAATGAATCTGAGGCATCTGGATTAAGTCTAGTAGCACAGAGAATTTTTGCCAGCACAATACCATCAACCGGCGCAGCTGCTGTATCAGGAGGAATTGCAGCTTTTGTAAGCATTCCACTAGTATTAGATCCATCATCTGGCGGGAAGTCTTATTTTGCTAAAATTACCGGCTCTGTACCTGCCGGTTTAGTAGGAGAAACAAATCCGCTAACAGGAACGGTATACGCCACAGGGCAGAGGGTTGGTACATTTATTCCAGATTATCTAGGATCCGACTTTCGTATTATATTAAAGGATGGTGTAACCGAAATACCTCCACTAGCATCACAGGATTGGTTTTTTGATTATTATGCTGGCATAGTAACTAGTGAAGATAATCTCAGTCTATCTTCTGGAACAGTCGAGGGATACATTTATACTGGAGTGATGTTATCAGCTACAACATCTCCATGGACATCAGCTGGTGTGGACATCTATAATATAAACACCGGCAGTGTATTAGTACAAAATGATTTAGGTATAGCTGGAAATGGATATGCTGAACTAAAATTCGGTATCGGAACGACAGATCCGACGGATCCAATTAACAGTGACTCCAAGCTTCTTATTAAATACGGTGATCTTGTAATTGATGATGATAGTGGCGCAAACGTTCCATCCATAGATTTGCGCGGCAACGAAACCTTGGCATCAAATGTTGTTGGTCATCTAGCATTTGGCAATAGCCAATCGGCAGCATCATTACGTCGTATCGCTACCATAGATGGGCTAACAGGAGACCCGTATGATGCTGAGGCTGGGCAGTTAGCATTTACCACTGCAGATACAGCAGGCTCATTAACAGAACGTATGCGCATTGATGAAGATGGGCATATAGGCTTAGGTACTTCTAGCCCTGCCACATTGTTGCATCTCAGTGCGCCATCATCAGCGACGATAGGGACCACTCAAGGGGCAATACTAAGACTTGACTATAATGATACATCGTGGATAGTTGGTGACGTGCTAGGCGCTGTAGAGTGGTACGGCAATGATGCAAGTTCGGGAGCTTCAGGAGTAAGGGCAAGAATTCAAAGTGTAGCGGGCAGTACGACCGGTGCAACAACACTGCAATTCTACACCACTAATAGTTCTAGCACTACATTAAATCATGTAATGTCAATAGATTATAATCAGAGAATTGGCGTTGGTACAGACTTACCAGATACCAAGCTACACATTATGCTCTCAGATGCATCTGCAACATCAAATGCAAACGCAATAGCAACATTTGAACGATCAGGAACTGGATATTTGCAATTACTTACACCAGATGCAAATGAGAATGGCATCCTATTTGGATTAACGTCAAATAGCGCTAGCGGAAGTATTATCTATAATAATAGCTCAAATACAGAAGGTATTCAGTTTAGAACTGGAGGTAACTCCACAAGAGCAGTAATTACTAGCAGCGGGGATATTGGTGCAGGCACACTAACACCAGACAGTAAACTACATATTATGGTTTCAGATGCCTCGGCTACATCAAGTGCAAGCGCAATAGCAACATTTGAGCGATCAGGAACGGGATATTTGCAATTACTTACACCAGATGCAAATGAGAACGGAATTCTATTTGGGTTAACATCTGATAATTCTAGTGGTGGAATTATCTATAATAACAGCTTAAATTCAGATGGAATGCAATTTAGAACCGGAGGCAATGCTACAAGAGCAGTAATTACTAGCAGCGGAGATATAGGTATAGGTACTACAGCACCAGATGCAAAACTTCATGTAATGAGAACAGATGCATCTGCAACATCAAATGCAAGCGCAATAGCAACATTTGAGCGATCAGGAACGGGTTATCTGCAATTACTTACACCAGATATAAATGCTAACGGAATACTTTTCGGGCTAGCATCAAATAATTCTAGCGGTGGAATCATATACAACGATACTGTCTCGCAAGGGTTTAAATTTAATACTGGCGGTGGCACTACTAGAATGGTAATTACTAGCGGCGGAAATGTTGGCATCGGCACATCAGGGCCATCAACTGCACTCGATGTGTCGGGCACCACGCGCAGTACATCATTAATTACTACCGGAGGAGAAGTACATTTTGATCTTGATGGTACAGCAGATGAAAAGATTAACTATAATAGTGGCACAAATACTTTTGAATTTTATGATGGCACATTAACGCCAGAGGCAGATATTGAGGCCGGAAATTATTATTATGGAAGCGAGCGTGAGGGCGAGGTTAGGTTTAGGATAGATCCGGTATTTGTACAGAATGCCGCTTCTGCGACATTTACAACGCCTGACGGAACAGATGAATTGATAGGATACTCTGCAACAATTTCCGCCAGCTTTGATAGTCAAATAGGATTTTGGCTTCCACCACCAATATCAAACGCCTCATTATACCAACTACATGGAAGAATAAAGGTATTTTGTACTGGTACTATCGATTTAGAAGTAAGAGCATATGCGTGTTGGGCAAATAATACAGAGTGGGATCGCGGAGGTCTAGACTTTGGTGGAGTACATACAACTCCGATTAGAGATGAAAATATTTTTGCCACAGTAAATAATGGAGATATACTATCAATACTATTCACCTGGGGTACAGGAATAGAATCATATAGTGGTAATAAAATTGAGGGTGTATTATTAACAATTGGAGCTTCCGGTTCTATGGGCACGGTTGTCATGTATCCGTATAATTTCAAAGCCACTTATAAGTCAACTAGGTCAGGATTATTCGATGTATAGCATATGCTATAATCTACATATCGCATTTTTATGGAGTATATATGGGAATTAGAAAAGGAACAGTCACGCACTTCGGTCTGAATGCTGAAAATGCATATCATAGAATTAAAACCGTACGTGGAGAAAATGGCGGCGTTATTAAGTATGAAGTAGAAACATATCTCGATCAAGATGCCAGACTGAACGGATTTCGTCCACTTACATCGGATATATTTGCTGTGCCAGGCGACTTACAGAGTAGACTGGGCATTATATCAGAACTATATAATATCTTAAAGCTAGAACCTGGCTATGAGGGAGCGGAGGATATCTTCGAGCCAACATCATTTCCGCATATAAGCGGTCAGATATCAAATGCTTATATGCTTATGGCAACCTCTATAAGCGGACTAGATACAGATACTATGAGCGTTAATGATGGTTATGTTACTGGTAAATTTGTCATGAACGGATATGTGGTTCAGGGAACTCTAGCATCTGCTAGTATATCAAATATAGCTAGTTTTGGAGACGGCTATAGGAATGGATACATATCAGAAGCTGAATTAGACGGATATATAGTGCAGGTACTGTAAGGGATTATTATGAGAACTATAAAATTTAAGATGTCTAGTAGCAAGTTTTTTCTAGCAGTGTCTATGATTGTAATGGCGAATTTACTCATGTGGGTACCAGTTATTGTAAATATAACTGCTGGTACAGCGCTACTATTAATAACTGGCTCTGAATACGTAAGTTTGATGATTGGTATATACGGACTTTACTGCGGACTGAATGTTGCCCAAAAAAGAGTGCTATCTCAGGCAGGGACGTCAGATCCAGATCTGGATGATATAGTGCGGCCAACACCTAAAAAGGCAAAGCAACACCAGGAAGATATGACTGCAGATTGATGGAAGTTATATGGAAGATAATAAAAAGAAGAGCTTAGCCATCTGGAGCATGATTATTATAATATCTATGCTCGGATTTCTAGTATTTACTACTACTCGCGAGTTAGATCGAATAAGAAATGAACTAACGGCTCGTGATGCGCAAATACAAGAAATGGACGTTAAGTTAGGCCTTGCCAGATCATCACTTCTGGAATTATCTCAACTAAATGATAAATATAAAGACGAGATAGATTCTTTTCCAGATAAATTAAAGGGAATAATAGACTCATATAATCTGAAGCTGATGAGTCGTGATAAGACAATAGCGATGCTGAAAAATACTGTCTCTGGTGGCAAGACTAATGTTATAGTACAATCAGGAGATGCAGATAAGAAAGCCACTGATATCAAAGAGCAGCTGAAAATATCATATGAATGGTCAGATGAGCTGAGTAGATTTCATCTGATCGATCCAGATATATTCGCACAGAACGATGAACGATTTACATATAGCCAGCACGTTGCAGTTACTGGGCACGTTTTTTACGGTAAAGATGGTAGATTACAGATACGAAGAATGGAACTTCATGAGGTAGTACCTGACGGTACAGATGATGCCGGTAAGCCTAAGTTTAAAGATGTCGAAGGAAGTTCGATGGAAATCGTTGATAGTAAATTTGAATATGCAGATATAGCTAAAAAGGAAAGGCGTCTAATAGATATACTGCACCCACGTTTAATTGCGTCAGTTAGCACCCAAATGAACGTACCGACATTCAATACTATAATTAGACCAGGAATTGGAATTGAAATTATCAATCTAGGAAGATATATCGATCATGCTAATCTTGGACTAAATATACAAGCATTCCCAAATATAGAGGACATACGCGGCGGGAGTCTATTGCGTACAGGAATTGGCGTAGGAATAGCCTACACGCTATTGCCGCCCCTATTTAATACAAATATAGGTTTAGGATTAAGCGCCTCAACTCCTTCTAATAATTTGTTAAATGAATGGCGATTCAACGTAGACGCCATACTCTACGCGACAAATTGAATTTTAGGTGCTAATTTGAGTAAATATCCAAGCCAGCTAGATACAAACGCTGAGCTAACCCCTGTAGCTGATAATGTAACTGAACTTACATCAGAGCACATAAATGCCCTGCGTAATGCTATTTTTGCCATAGAGAGAACTCTAGGGGTAAATCCGCATGGTTCAGCAACAGATCTTAAAACCAGATTAGAGCAAATAATAAATCCTGATGGCACCTTTAAGTCAGCAGCATTAGTATCTGCAGGGCTGATAGCTTTGCCGATCACCAACACTATGATAGGGGGCTCGGCAGCAATCAGCGAGTCGAAGCTAGATCTTGACGTAGGTACACAAACTCTACAGAATCAAATATCCTCAAATGATATCGACATAGCTGCCCTACAATCATTATATAACTCACTATTATACACTTATAACAATCATGCTAACGGTATAGCACAAAGACATGATGGATATGATATTGATATTGCCGGAGGATTAAGTTCTGCACCTACAGTAGGTACCATCGGTCATGCTGTAGACTTTATCTACAATTCACTCCTATCACATAAGGATCCTAATTCCGTAGAACAACATGCAGCATCGTCCATCACATACATCCCAGATTTATCTGGACCGATTACAGCATACAATGTACAGGATGCGATTACGCAGGTCGATTCGGCATTTCAAGAAGATAGGAGAATACATAATGCTATAGCTCACGACAATGGAATTGTGACAGATGGATATGCTCCGTATACTGGTCGTTCAGATTCACATTTGGCAGCACTTAGAACTTCTATATTTCAGCCATCATCATCAAGAGCAGAGATTAAAATAGGCCATATCTCCGCAGCATCGATAAAAACGCTCGGACTTAATCCTCTAGCCATAAGCGCATCAGCGCAGAATTTAGATTTTACAATTAAATCAGGGACCTCAGTACGCACCTTTTCAGTTACAGGACTGCATACTGCAACATATCCAGTTACATATGATAAATACCCAATTAAAGCACTGGTAAATTATCTTAATGCAGCTTTTGCAAATACTGCAGATCAAATCTCCCTGCAAGCATATGATGCCGGTGACGGCGAAATTATTATACAACATAATATTGACAGAGATGATTGCACCATAACATTAACGACACCTGCAGTCAACTCAGCACTGGGCGCATTTGGCTGGACTGACTTAGTGGGGATAGTATTTTCCCCACGTAGGACCACGCAGGCGTATATTGATGGATATCAATTAGAAGCACTAAAGAAGATACATGAGGGAGCCTATACACTAATGGCTCCATTTGCAATCATTGACTTGGGTGTAGTTAGTGGCAGTAGCGGACTGAATCTAAAGGTAGGCAGTTTAGTACATATCTATAATCACTCTAGCTCAAATGGTGCAAGAACGCACAGAATAACATCCGTACCCCCACCACCATCAACGCAAATTAGCGTAGATACTCCAATAGATGCCGGTACTTTCAACTACATTATTTATGAAGACACTGCATATATTCCATCAGGCGGCAATCCTCGCAGTATAGATATCTTTTATAATTCAAATCAGACAATAGAAGCACAGGTCAGATATGAAGTATCTCTCGCCCCAATATCAAATATTCAAATTCTTGAAGTTACTCCCCAATTATCCGGTAGCGGATTTCTCCAATTAGTTACAGGGTCGCCAAACACTTTGCAGCTAACTATAAATTCACAATCTGGAGCAGCAGCGGCATTTTATACTGGGTATATCGGCGAAGTAAAGGTATATGCTGCTGATGGCATCAATTATATAACATGCTTAATCTCATCAACGACATTATTGCCAACGACCAGTACTATTACTATATACCCGCGACAATCATCACACACACAGATGTTGCTCGGCAGCTCATACTACAATGGCGCTAATTCAATATATGTACCAGTAGATAAAACCAATGTAGGTTCTGTAGGTATAAATGAGGTGTCGTCAAGCTTTATAAAAGAGAGAATAGATACACCATTGTCGCTTATATGTGGCGCAGGAGTTATATCCGGATTGCAAGTAACATCGCCATCGTCAACTACGCTGGAGTTTACTGGCGGGCAGTGTGTTGTTTCCGGAAAAATTATACAAGTAGCCAAGACAACTATATCAGTATTCAATACTGTCTCTGCTACTGGTTTATGGAATGCTATAGTCAATAACCATGGCAATATTGAACTTCTAGATGATTCGCAGCCTGGACATAGTATAGCTGAGCTGGCTACATCTGCAGAAGTAGCATTGCTTGCACAATTCACTACATTAGCCAGCAACATTACCTCAGTACTTGATGCTAGGTCATTTGTTAATAATCTATCAGCAAAACATCTGCCTACACTAAACACTCAGGAAGGATTCGGAACATTCGCCACATTACAGGCAGCACAGCTTTATGCTGCAGAATCAGCCAGGGCGGTAGATTCATATATAATTGCCACAGACTCAATAGTTGTATCCTCAAGCATTACGATCGCCGCAGATACAATTCTAGAATGCCTATCAGATCTTACTGGTACAAGTATAACTGTAGATACGGGCGCGACCTTATATGTGCGCGGAAATCTAACGGCATCCAGCATCACGCTGCAGAGTTCGAGTACTCTGGTAGTTGATGGTCAATTGACAATCAGCGGCACACTAACGCTATCCTCATCTACTCAAATGCAGATCAATGATACATCTTCTGTAGGGAGTATATCATTTACTGGCGATAACAATCTGTTTGTTGGAAAGAGGGAGGTAGAGCTCAATCTATTAGGTGTTATAACGCCAGGCATATCCATTGCTGCAGCAAATAATATCATAAGAAATATACAAATTACAATACCGAATTCAGCCAATACTACCGTAATACAAACTTCGGCTGGTGCCAGCGAGACGTTGATAGATAACTGTACAATAACACGGCTTGGTGCAGCTGGCTCATGGTCATCAAATCAAATTGGTATACAAGTAGCCGATGCGGTAGCTGTATCACATATAGAAATACGGAACACAACAATAAGCAATTTCTATACTGCTATAGATATCGCATCCACTGCGGTGCAAGTAGGCAGAGTGGAGATATTTGAATGTAATATCTACGACTGTAACTCAGCAATCAAATCCAATAAGACTGATGCACTAACAATAGCAGGAAATACATTCAGCTCAATATATGACGAGTATATACTGCTTGATCCAAGTGGAATCAATAGTCTTCATGCAGATGTCAGCATAATTGGCAATAGATTTATCCAAGAATACTCTGGAGGATCAGGGCTGTGTATCAAGGCAGGTTCAAAGCTAGCTACGCTACGAGTAAAAGATAATGTTTTTGATAATATAACTTCCAGTGGACACATAGTAGATTGCACTTACACGCTTATATCAGATCAGGCATCATATGCAGTAGAATCAAATATTTTCTTAGAGTGCAATACGCCGGTATCAGGCACAGAGTTCGCGATCTCGTATCATTCGATAGATGGCGGGTTAATCTGTGCAAATAATATTTTCAGCTCACATTATGGTGCAATGTTGTCTGCTATGGGTCCGGCCACAATTAGCAATAATTTATTGATTTCACAGAGCGCGGAGATTACTCCATATGCTACAATTGTATTGCAGAGTGACTTCCGCAGCATATTTAGCAGCAATTTACTTAGTACCTCATCAGATCAATTACTTTCGTTGTCAGAATCTGTAGTCAGGGGTAATATAATAGAGGTAGGATATATAGATATCGCGGCAGTAAATGCCAAAGATATAATAGTCGACAACTACATTCTATTGTCATCGGTGTCCGCAGCAGACTCGATTCACATAAATTATACCACTACATCTCAAAATTACGCTACAATAAGTGATAATATAATCTTTACAAATGCAACGACATATGGTATACATGTGGAGGGTGATGGCAGCATAGTGTTCTCAGGTAATATCATTTCACCGCTATCGCCATGTTCTGCGATACTATTTGCTGCACTGGCAGGCTCAACTGGGACACAGACGCTACTATCAAATAATGTATTTGCGGCCAACTATTCTACAGTAACAAATACATTGCTGATAGAAAAGCATTCAACATCAATTGTCGGAAATCTATTATACTCATCGGTATCATCACCAACTACATCATCAGTAAACATAAATGGAGCAACACTTTCTAATATTGTAGTGCAAGGAAATATATTAGGAAATGCAAGCACAGCTGGACGGCAAATTATAAGCACCTCCACTGTTGATGTGCTTATTGAAAATAATAAAAATGCAGAGAGCAAAATACAGACATCGGCGCTGAGCGGTATTATCACTACTACCACTGGGTCACTCACAACTTCGGGATGGACAGTAGATACAGGAGGTCTCTTCCTTAACTCTACATCGGCAACTACATATAATGTTACCGTGCCGCTCACTAAAATGCCAATAGGAGCACGCTTAGTAAGTTGCAGTATATATGGGGCTAGTTCAAGCGTAGGTTCTTTTACAATCCAATTATTTGTCAGAGACCTAGGTGCCGGTACCGCAGCTACCTCAATATCTTCAACAGCATCAAATGTTGGTACAGGAGCTATTACAATAACAGCTACCCCAACATCGACGCACTACATATCGCAGAATAAAGAATATTTATTAAAAATTACCAGTACGCAGGCCGGCAACCAGCTAGGCAATATATCTGCAATAATATATAACTGAGAGATTTATGTCAAGATTCCCAACATCGCTAGATACTGACGCTGATTTGCCAATGGTAACGAACAATATTACTGAAGTTGGCGCTGAAGTAATTAATGATATAAGAGCAGCAATATTTGCAATTGAGGCTGCATTAGGTGCCGGTATTAATGGATCGGCGATTTCGTTACAAGAGCGCATCAATACAGTATTGAATCCAGACGGAACATTTAAATCAGCGGCCCTAGTAGCGGCAGGCCTTATCGCACTGCCGATCACCAATGCCATGGTAGGTGCGTCAGCAGCCATACTAGAGTCAAAACTTGATCTAGATCACTCTACTCAATCACTCTATAATCAGATTATTTCAAACGACGTAGATATCGCCACACTACAAACTAACATTAGCGCAGTATTGGCAAATTTCCTATCTCATGTATCTGGTGCTGCATTTAAGCATGATGGTTACCAAATTCTTCTAGAAACAGCCCACCCAACATCTCCGCCGCCAAATATAGCACCACTTGCATCCGTAAGTGTCGGAGATGCAGTATTTAAAATCAAGGATTACCTATTCGATCACATCGACCAGCTTAAAGTTGGTGCGCACACAGCAGCGAACATAGCACTTGATACATCAGAATTAACTCGCATAACTGCAAGCAATTTGCAGCAGGCAGTGCAGCAGCTGGAAGTTATTGGAGAGACGCTTTTTATAGATCATAGAGACGATCTTCATGCCAGCGGATTTTCTAATTTTGCAAACTCGCGAGACGGATATGGTATAAATAGGCAGTTGCTACCGACACAGTACGGCGCTACGGTGACAGCATATATAATGTCGGACAGACAAACTGTATTTTTCGATGGGTATGTGCTAGCCGCACTGGGTATCAATGCAGGTGACGTAGTAGTGGTAACCTCCCCTGTAGAAGCGCGATTGACTATAGAAGGAGTTGGTCCTAGATTAGCGCTAGGCAGCAAATCAGCACTTACGAATAACCAATTATCGCTAGCAGAGCATGCCCCAGTAGACGGATATATAGCAGCAGCCATCTATACGCCAAGCTCAACATCGCTGTTGAAAGGCAATATGGCCCCCACAATTCATCAGTCGGATATTAGAGTAGATAGCATTCAGGTATCTCGCCCAAATGCAGCAAGGATTACGACTCTTGGGCTAAATCCAAAATTCATCACAGCTGCACATAGTATCGGTATAGAAGTTGGGGTAGGTAATGGCCAAACACGCACAATAAGCGTTAATAATTTACATCTAACACGATCGGGCCTGCCATCCCCTACGGTAACTATAGATACAATAGTTGAGCGACTCAATCACGTATTTCACAATCGTTCTGATGGTTATGCATATCCAGTATCAGCATATAGAGTTGGCGATGAAATTATGCTATCTCATAACTGGGTGGGCTCAGATGAGTACTTCTTAAGTATCACTTCGTTAGGGTCAACAACACAATCATTATATATACTGGGACTTGATGATTATGGCGCAAGCGTAGTAGATGCTAGAATTTACCCAACACAAAATGCCAGCCTTTATATTAATGGGGCGCGACTAACTGATGTAGGGACGATCCTGCAAACTACTGCCAATATTTCAGGACAGATCTTCACTTTTCCAGGAGGAGAGAATCCACTAGAGTTGGGCGTTAAAATCGGCCACCTACTACATTTAAAAACACATGCGAATGCTTCTGAAGTAGGGACTTACTTTATTACAGGAGTGAATACCTCTAGTATTACAATACATAAAAATGCAGGTATAACTGCGGAAAACGGAGTATACATAGAGGTATTTCACGATGTGATTCCACTTGATGAATTACAAGGTTATACTCAGCACTCTCTAATAGAAGTATACTGTGATTATGAAGGCAAATTAGGATATGATATAAGATGGGATAATGATCTCGTTACAAATGTAACGAATAGTATTAGAGTAGTAGACGTATCGGATAATTTCGCTGCAGGAGGAGTAACGATCGATATTACTGCTGCTGGCACCGGTCGTCGATTGACATTTACTGGTGGGATACCAAGAGAGATTCCGTATGATTTCAGTGGAGAGATTAAACTACGAGATCTGTCAAATGCCTCATATGCCACATTGCGGATACAAAGTCCAATAATAGGAACGGGCACGATCACCGCAACGTCGCATAGCCATACTTTAGAAGAAGAGGTTCTCGAATTATGCGCAGTATGGTTTGATGGCGGACTTACACTTAATCACATTAGAGATCGGCGCTTATTTGGCACTACCGGACTGGACGAAATACGAGAAGATGTGGTTAGAGAATACTCTGAACTGCCGATACGAGAATTGCGCGCAGATGGTATCATCACCGGCCTAGACATAATAACTGTAAATTATACCGATGCAGAGAGTATAGCAAACTTAGGTAGCAATATCTATGGCATACTATTTCGCGGAGGCACTGTTTATGTTGATGGCGTCAGAACAGACGTTAGCTCACAGGTTGTATATTTTCCATACCAGTCAGCATCATATATAGCATATATTAATCATTTAGGCAATATACATTTTATACCGCACGGAACCACTTCTGTGGACGGATATTCGTCTGTAGCAGAGGTACTCGATGGATATATTGGTCCATCTGCACCAATTGCGCTAGTTACTCATAGCGGCTCTGGAGTCACACCTCTCAGTGCAGTAGATTTACGGTACTTCATCAACAATCTAGATAACAAGTTAGACTTAGTACTGGATATATCAAACAGGCGTATAGGAAATATAGCATCTTTTGAGGCTGCAGAATACTATATAAATAATAGTGGAGCAGATGCGATTACAGCATTAAGAATAGCATCAAATACCCCGCTAACATCTATAAGTACAAGCGTAGGATCAAAGAGTTATACCTTAAGTATAGATGGTTCAGTTGGCAGTCTAACACTCAATAGCAGCATCAGACTGACTTCTAACTCTACCAAATATCCAGCTATACCGCAGGTATCACAACTAACAATAGCAGACTCATGCATATCAGCATCCATAAGCAACATACATATTTCAGGCAGCATTACTATAGATAGTGTATCTGATACTAATACAGTAGAGTTCAATAACTGTATTTTCGACGGAGCAATTACAAGCTCAGCGCTATCATATGCTAAAATAATATTCAAAGGTTGTACATTTTCAGATATGTCCTCTGTCTTGATTGAAGGGGATGATATTAGAATAGAAGATTGCACTGTAACAACAAATTCATTTACACTGGAGCTATCACGGACCTGCTCAGTAACAAATTGCAACTTCAGCGCAGACTCTGTATTTGCAACGTTTACTCGCTCAGCCACACTAGGGGTATCTCCGATAGCCACTCATTTAGTGATGTCTGGCTGTAGATTTGATGGGCAAAATGGAGGATATACGCTAGGAATAGCGGTAACATCAACGATATCAGATTGCGCCTTTTCTAATATAACCAAAAGTACGGATTCTCTGGTTGGTATAATTGACGTTACATCAAATACTGCAAATCCAGACGTGATTGTACAAAGCTGCACATTTGAGAGCTTGACAGTTTCTAGCGGACACAAAGTAACACTTTGTGAGCAACAGACACTGCTAGAGGTATCTAATTGCATATTTACAAGTTGCACACTTCCAACAGCCGTCAATCTAGTAGCTACTAAGTTTAATAACAATCTAATAAATATCCACTCAAGCTCGACACTACATGTGGCGCTTACTGGCTCACTTGCTATGTGCAACTACAACGAACAGCTTGGGTCAGTCGAGTATCTGGGGGCCGGCAGTGCCGAGCATATACAAGCTATAGTCGGCAACGTATTCTCTAGTACTGATTCGCTGGGCTACAATATCAGCATAAACAGCACAGGGACAGTGGTCTCACCAATAAGTATTACTGATAATAAGATAGTATTAAAGGTATTACTCAGTACAGCGGCTAAATATGTAATTATATCAAATAATGTATTTACAGGCTCAAGCGCACAAATTGACTTCGGTACGCTCAGCACCTCATCGGCATATATAGTTGTAGATAAAAATACATTTAATACCGTAACAACACCATTCGCATTTTCAAATCCAGTAGGAACTCTAATAATTAGAGATAATCTATTTGAGTCAATTACTAGCGGTACGGTGTCAATGACGTTCGCATCAAACTGCACATATGCTAGTAATATAAGCCTTGATGTCAATACGATAGTTGAGATAAACAATCCATCATCCATTAGCAATATTAGCATTATAGATAATATACTAGGACACAACTTTTACATATCGTCCCCGTTAACATCCTCACGCATATCAGGAAATATTTTTAACTCTGGAGGAGCGGAGCTCAGACTAAATACAAGCATGACGCTGTCTAGCACGATAATATCAGATAACAGAATAGGCACGCTAAGATTTACATCTGGAAATACACTAACTGATGTACTGCTTGACAATAACTACATCAATACAATAACAAATTCTGCTGTATGGACGCGATCAATAATATCAAACAATAGACTTTCAAGTACGATGTCTGCATTTGACTGCGGTGCGACAGGGGAAAATATATTTACTGGAAATAACAGTACTTCTGCACTGCAATTAACATCATCGACCACTATACTAAAGTGCTCAGTTACAAATAACACAGTAGGTGATATAGACATTTTAGCTGCGGCTGATAGTCTATCTATATGTGCCAATACAGCAACTGACATTTCTTTGGTAAATGCAGATTCAGCATTTATATCAAACAATATATTAGATGGAGCAGTGGCCATTATAGGTCAAATATTCAATAGCTCAATATCGCAGAATAGAGTAGATTCACTAGATATCCGGCCATCTACTGGTAGTAATGGACTGGACATTACAGATAATATAATTTCTACCACTTTAGATATATTTGAACAGTCAGGCTCTACAGCAAATGAGATATCGAATTTAAAGATATTTGGCAATACTGTTTATGGTAATATAGAGTTCTTTGGTCCAACAAATGCAAGCGCGCACAGGACGGTTACCAACTTAAATATATCAAATAATAACATGCAGGCCTTAACAATTCTAGGTAGTGCTAGAGATCCGGCAGCGATATTCACAATAGATATAATAAATATCTCACATAATCAATGCGAGGATATCACATTATTGTCGCTACTTGGAGATGCTACCAATATATCAAATATCACTATTATTGGTAATAAATGTGAGGATATTGCTACACATGCAGGAGCTGCATCTGTAGGCACAATGTCAAATTATAGCATTCAGCATAATTACTGCAATAGGATAGCGATAAATACAGGAGGAGGTCTCTTCACTGCAGAAGATATAATAATTTCTCACAATATACTGAGCGGCTTTATCTTTATAGATGCATATGATACATTAATCAGTGCAACAATTAAAGCAAATGATACCCCTAGCACAATATCGCTAGGAGCAGCTGATACTATATCTTTTACTAATATCTCTGATAACGCTAGTGGCGCAGGAATCGGCATTAGTGTAGATACTGGAATTCTATCTAATATGATTATATCACAAAATCGCATTATAGGCAACCTAACTGTAACAAGCAATAATACAGGGCCATCAGGCACAGTAGCCTATAGTGCAATGCATATAGCTGATAATATAGCAACTACACTCGAATTTACACTGGGACCAAGCAATCTTGTAATGGAAAACAGTATCATATCTGCGAATACATTATCTGCAAATATAAATCTACCGGGGAGAATGACAAACACATCAGTAATGAACAATATTGCATCAGCAATATCCTTGGCAGACTCCACTGCAGCTAGTTCAATAACAAGATTAAACTTCTGCTTCAATACAATTTTAACTACCTGTACACTGCCAAGCAGCGAATCATGTTTTGTATCTGGAAGCGGACAAAGTAAATTTATAGGAAACTTCGCAGCAACATGGTCAGCACCAGGCACATTTAACACATCAGGAGACACATATCTATTCCCACTAGGGAATACTTCTACAAATGCCAGTTCGAACGTTACATTTGCCGGCACTACAGCAGTAGATATTACAACGATGAACAACGTAGATACCATAGCTGGTGGCGGCATAACAAACTGAGGTAATATATGAAAGAGCCGATTCAAATGATTGAGGAAATGTACAGCATAATACTTAAGATGCAAGGTCAACTTGCAGTTATGGATAATAATATAAAGCTATTACAAGCAAAGGTAAATGCAGAAGTATTTGCAGGACTTTCGGGCATGCTAACAACAAATCAACTTACGCACACAAGTCCGCCCAATATACCACTTCCACAAGCGCCACCTCCACAAGTTCAACCAAAAATAGCACTTCCACAGGAAGAGAGCATTACTTATAAAGGCACCATGGTGCAAGGGAAAATCTTATCAGATGAAGGTAAGCCATTGCATGGAATATCCATTAAAATAATGAATTCTGATAAAAAGGTAATAAAAGAAACTTCTACAAATCGTGCCGGGTTATGGATGGCACAGTTAAAACCAGGTAAATATATAGCCAAAGCTATTATGGATAATAAACCAGCGCAGTTTAAGTTATTTGATGTTATAGAGGGTCAGGCGGCACAGGACGTATAATAATGAGCATAGGCAGTAGCGCAATAGTCTTTTCTGACATATATCAATTAGATAACATCGTGCGTAATACGGCTATGATGGCCGGCAGGAATTTACTTATAGATATTCTTAGAGAGATGTTTAAAAGAGATAGGGAATACAGATATGTGACAGATAAATTTGGATTTCCTAAAACTCCTAACAATCTTGGATTATCAGCAGACGATGGGCGTACAAATGAGAGAACCACTAGGTTGTTCATAGGCGGCGCATATAGACAGGACATCTCATTCTTACCTGCAATAACTGTACGTCCAGCATCGACGTCATATGCCCCAATATCATTCAATCAAAATGAACAAACGATAGCATATTCATCACAAAAAGTTATAGATGGATATGGCAATCAATCTATAATAAATGCCCCATCAGCTGTTATTTTCGCAGGCGCATGGGAGCAGTCATTTGAAGTAAAGGTAGTTGGCCGCTCTCAAGAGGATGTGCTATCTATCGGAGATCTCGTGTTGGTAGGATTGCAGAACACTTATAGAGGAGTTCTGCGACAAAGTGGACTATTTATAAAAAATGTCAGTAGTTCTGGACAATCAGAGGAACAGATTGGCGAGGCAGATCCGGCATTCTCAACTAGTATTACAGTTAACACGTATTCTGAATGGAGAAGAGAAATTCCGATAACAACACTAGTAGATAGAATACATCTTTGTTTTGAGGTGGACGCCTCTACTGAAGATATACCTGCGGTACATCTTGGTGGAGAGATAAATCTAAGTTAATGTATTCAGATGCCAGTATACTCTACTAATTAATATGCTTCTGGATATAGATAATCATCAGGCAGTTATTAAGGAGATTATTCATGGCAAATATTATCCCAGGAGTTCCACAGCGCACTCAGCCAAGGGTTTTTGTACGCACTAAGACACTGTCGCGTTCTATTGCTGGCAACACCGGCTCAAGACTTTTGTGTATTATTGGTGAGGGTGAGGCGGAGGAGACATTAGTCGAATCAGCTCTAGGCTCTGGCGCCGATGGTGTAAATCCAGATTTCTCCGGCTCAAGCACTCCTGACGGTCGTCATTTTCAGATCTCCAAGACCAGCCTTATCGAAAATAGGACTACTATACTTAAAAACGGCTCACCATTACGGGTACTAGAAGCGCAGATTGATACAGACCCATTTGACTCGCGCTATGACGCTCGTTTAGAAATCTCCACTGGCCGCATACAATTACAACAGGCATATCTGATAAATCAAGGTGGCACTACAGCTGTTCCGCAATATTGGTCATCGCCATTGACCAATGCCGGAAATGGAAGCCCTAACCTAACGGCAGATTCACTGGTAGACACCAGCTCGCCAGCAGAAGCATGGACCCTTCGCTGCATATCAGTTATACGCGATGGATATGGAGCTATAATCTCCGGCAAGGCCACATTTGCACTATCTGGTTCAGTTAGCGGCGTCATAAAGGATGTAAATGGCAGTCCAATTCGCTGGAAATCGGATGGCTATGTTCACAGCAACGAACTTCTAAGCTTCTCCATCTCAGAAGGAGCTGTCCCATTCGATGTGGGTGATCGGTTTACAATTGAAGTTGGATCAGGGGTACTGGCTAAGAATGATAATCTGGCTGTGCGATATATTGCAGAGCAGGACCTTAATGACCCAGAGATCTTTGACAGCGGCCAAGCCTTATTTGCTAAGCACGGTGAGCCTTCAGTAGCAAACTCACTATCACTAGCTTCACAAATGGCCTTTGAGAATGGGGCTCCGCGAATATTAGCGTTGCAAGCTAAGCCGCCAGTACCGCGCCGCACTAGCGCACAACTACTTGCTGCAGACAATCCACTAACTATTGCAGTTGAGGGAGCTACTGGAAATACCGATAGCTCAGATTGTATCTTTCCACTACCATTAGGGGCTAAGCCAGATGGAGATACTGAAGTCCATATCTTCGTGGTTTCTTCAGATGGAACAGAGGAACAGCTAGTTCTCACCAAGGAGTCATTCTACGACCCTGCATATAATACAATTGCCAATGCATATGCTAACTTTGTACAGGGCGCATTTTCTCAGTCATATACTATGATTGAAGCTTCAGAAGTAGAAGATAGCGGCTCAGATGGGTATGCGCTTGCGACTACTACGACCGACATCACTTTCCAGTCAGACACAGCATTTTTCTCAGTAGATTTCCTCGATGCTGGTGAGGATGATACGCTCAAGCAAATCGAGATTATCTCACCAGCCGCTCTCGCCGCAACTTACAATATTTTAAGTGTAGGTGATGGCTATGGCGACAATACTACTGTGACAGCTCAGCGTACGTCAGGTACACACACTGCCGGCCTAGGATTCTCAGATGTACAATGGCGTATAATTGATACTGCAGACACTGGGACATACCTATGTCTAACAGATGATATTGTACAGGATTACCTCACAGCAGGTAAGGGAGTGCGCATTACCTATGTAGATCAAAAAGATGCGGACTTTTTCGATTCAAACTGGGGCACAGCTCTTGAAAATCTTGAAACAGTAGAGCTGCAGATGTTGGTACCAGTACCATCGGCAACGATATCCAATGTTATACAAGCAGCTAGAGTACATTGTGAGGTAATGTCTAATGTAGTAAATGCGCGAGAGCGTCACCTTATTACCGGCGCGATCAATGGACTGACTCCAGATAATCTTATCGGAAGAGAAGATGCTGCAGTAGAAGATATAGGATTGCTAGAAGGCATTCAGGGCGATGATGTTGAGGAAGTGCTTGGTGGCAACATCGAAGATCTAGCCGATTACTCGGTCTCCGCAGCATTCGGCAATACATATCGAGTTACCTACATGTGCCCAGATCAGATTGTCAGAAGCATTAACGGAAGCAATACAGTGCTTTCTGGCCTTTACCTCGCAGCCTGTTTAGGAGGGCATCTGGCCGCGCAAAGTGACTTCGCGCAACCAGTAACCTTTAAGACTCTTGCAGGATTTAATATTCTACGCGATCGACAATATCGTCAAGTTGTTCTTGATGAGCTGGCAGATGCCGGGGTCTGTGTGGTTCAACCAGTTGCTGGCGGAGGAAAGATTCTACATGGCCTTACCACCACTCAATCTGGTGCACCAGAAGAAGAAGAGATTTCAATTGTCCACATTCGTGATGCTACAGCCAGAGCCCTACGTAGCGCAGTAGACCCGTTTATAGGCACCGTAGCTGGGCCTACGACCATACCGTCAATCACCTCAGCGGTCAAAAATACGCTCGAGGAACTTGTTACACAGGGACTTTTGACAGGTTTCTTCAATTTACAAGTCAAGCGCAATCCGATTGAACCGCGACAATACGATGTTAGTGTAACCATTGCACCGGCTACCCCAATTAACTGGGTATTTGTCGACGTAACAGTTACAATATAATTAATGAGAAGAGTGGATTGAGGAGAGAATAAATGGCATATCCAAATACAAATTCAAGACTTGAGACGTTCATCTCAACATCGCTATCAACTCAGATTCTAGTTGAAGTAGATGGTAAGAAAGTCGGCGCACTGCAGAATATGACGATTAATCAAAATCGTTCTGTGATGCGCGTTAGTGAAATTGGGTTTGATGGTGTTCTAGAGGTGGTGCCTAACTCTGCGCCGGAAATAGAGTTGAGTGTTTCAAGGATTACCTTCGACGGACTAAGTCTGCCGCTTGCATTTGGCCGACCATTCCATAATATAAAATCACAACGCATTCCATTTACAATCAAAGTATTTGATATGATGTATGCGCAGGCAGGCGAGGCACCAGACTTCTCTCCAGTAGAAAACTCCCCCGGCATGATTATACATGAATATAAAAACTGTTGGTTTACGCGACTTAGCGGAAGCTATCAAATACGAGAGTATATAATAACACAAGAAGCCACTATTGTTCCAGAGGATGTAGTTACTTATTTTGCTAATGGCACCACATCTCCAGCACTTCCAGCTAATGATTTCTTTAGCGGTTATCTTGGTGGGCCAGGAGCAGATAATTTAGCTTATAATATTGAAACCACAACAGACGTCGGTAGAAGGGGTACGCTCGATGCTGCATCATTAGGCCTGTTTCTTAATGACTCACCGATATTTGGCGGATAATAATTAATATTCCTCACACCTGATATACCTAGGATGTATATGCATCTTAGGTATTTTTGTTTTAGAGGTTAGATTGAATAAATCACTATCAACAAAATTAGATAATAAAGATGAAACACTTAAGTCCAGGCTGCAGATAATAGTAGATGACATACTAAAAGATTTAAACTCGCAGGAGATTATTCCTACGATAGATTATAATATAGAGATCAGACAAGAACCTGGATGTCCAGCAACTTATGAAGTTAGAATATCATTTATACCACTCATTCCGTTGTATTTACCCTAGATGTATATATCTAAGATATAACAATTCTACGGAGTATAGAAATGAAGATATCCCATCCGTCACAACCACATGTATCACATGGTACACATTCAGCACACTCTGGTCCCAAGGTATATACTGTAGCCCCGCCTGATGATGAAGAGTTGTTTGAGCGACAAATGGCCGAAATAGAACAGGCCACAGATCAAGCACAATCTGGCGAAGAACAAGTTGAATCAAAAGTGATGCCGGAAGATCCACTTCTCAAGAAGGAAGTCGAAAAAAAGATGGCTTTTGAGAAGCTTATGTTTCTCAGCCAGCCACACACCAAAGAGATCGAGTATGGCGGACTTACATTTAAATTCAAAGTATTAACTTCAAATGATAATGCTAAAATATTAGATTTGCTACACGAATCTAATATGACTGAGATTTATCAGGCTTCAGTGATGGGCCTAGCCGCATCTTTGCTATCGGTAAACGATATACCATTTGAAAGCTTTTATACTGGTGAAGAGCAGATTTCTAACGTATTATTACGCAAGTACTCTGAACTATCACGCTGGCCGGCATTCATGGTTACAGCTCTAACGGCATTCTCTGCTAGCGTTCAGCGAGAAACCGAGAAGGAGTTTGGCAAAAGTTTTTTAGACAAATAACCTCTGATTCTACTCACCGAATTAGATGGGAATTGTCAAAGACATGGGGAGTGCCAGTATCAGATAGTAAGATTGCCTCACTATCTATTGTAGAATTGCAGTGGTATGCTTGTATGATTGAGCATGATCTGCAAGAAGCATCTAATAAAACAATAGAATACATAGAATACCTTGCAGCATTTGCAGAGCCAGATGTCGTTGAGCGCGTTCGCAAAGAGCGTGAAAATGCAAAAACTCGGCCAGAAAGTGACCCGGAAGTTTTTGCAAGCGTTCTAGCTAAACATTTTGGCAAGGAACTGAGCAAAGAAGAGTTGATCAATGGCTGATCCGACAAACCCAACAGACCTGCCAGATCCGGCTACGCTGCAAAAAATACAGCAAATATTTTCTCATATAGTTGAGCTAGCCAAGCAGTTACCGGGAATAGCCAAATCCGGCTCTGGAATATTTGATAATGTTGGTGCTAGTGCGCAGAAATCAGAGCGACAAGTACGCGATTTGCTAAATGGTGCAAATGAATTTTTCGATAAAATAGTTAAAGGCAGTAGAGAGGCAGGTCATGCTCTTGCCGACTTTAGTATAAAGAATATTGGAGACGAGCTATTAGCCGCAGCAAAGATTGATAAGACGTTGCTTGCATCATCTTTGCATGGAGCATTTGATGCTATGCTAACAGAAGCCAGGGTTGGCACAGATAAAATGAATAGATTAATCTCAGCTAATAGAATTAATCTCGCAGATGCCCTAGTATTTAACTTAACGTCATCAGCGATGAGTTCGCTATTATCTCCTATTACAGACCTAGAATCAAAGATCACTGATAAGGTCAAAGGTATTGCTCCATCTATAATGAATCTAGGCGGCACTGGTGATAGAGCCGGTATGGGCAGAGGAGCATTTGATGAACAAGTAGAGGAAGCGCTAGCTGGCTCAGCAAGAGCAGCAAGAGAGCTCGGTGTATCAACTGATGTCACAAATAGAGCATTGAATACATTGACTAGTGCAGGAGTAGCTGCTTATGAGGTATTTGGCAACCTAAATCAGCAGGTAGCTGACTCAGATACCCATTTAAATGGGCTGGCAGCATCATTAACCCTCTCTAGCGCAACTGGGCTTGAGATGGATAAAATTGCAGAATATACGCAGCAGAGTATTCGTCAACTTGGAAGAGCCGCCACTGACACAGGAGCTATGTTTGCAGCTTTATCGTTGGCTCAACGAGGTACGGGATTATCGATGTCATCGGTCTCTGACGAAGTTATGGGTTCGGCCTCATCGCTCAGGTATTATGGCACATCAGTAGAAAGTCTAGCAAATACATTTAATGCCTTTACTACCTCAGTAGGCAAAAATAAGCAACTACTAGGCAAAGAATTATTTAAAGACACTATCACACAGATAGAAAATATGTCATTTGGTATGAGAGCATTTTTAGGAATGCAATCTCAAGTAGGTAAAGGACGCGGCGCTATAGATGCCGGACTAGAAGTAGAGCAGGCCCTTGCTGAAGGCAGGACGGGTGAAATATTTACGGCAATCAGAGAGCAGCTAGAGCGCGTTGGCGGTGGGCAAGTACTAACTAGACAACAGGCTCTCGATACGAATCAGGGCAGCCAGTATCTGCTTCAAAGGCAGCTACTACAAAGTATGCTAGGGCCAATGGACGCTGGTAAAGCAGATACTACACTTGGCATATTGCAACGAGGAGAGGTAGAGAGAGCTACTGAGGTTTTTGCCAAACCGCAAGATATAGAGACTAGACGACAACAGCTACTAGAATCTGGTCAGCATAGAATAGAGATGGAGACCGGCGCAGTGCAAGGGGAAATAAATAAAATGCGCGCACGGGAAGCCGAAGGTATTGGTAAGATGGTATCGGCTTATGGAGAGGCTACGGCTTCATTAAAAGACATCGCATCCTCCCTCTTAAAACATGTAGAGCCAGTATTTAGAATGGCATACGATGCAACGGCAGGCATTAAGGGCAGGTCTAAGGAAGCAGAGTATGCTACCTCTGATATGCTAAAAAATCCATTAATGCTTGATACCGCTCCTTCTCTAGAGACTATTAGAGAGCAAGGATCATTAGTGCCTTTTACCCAAGATATTGCAAATGCTCCTTCAATAGCACCTACAATAGGAGACATAGCTGGAGCACCCAATATAACTCCTACAACTAGAGAAGTGGCCAATGCGATGTCCCCATTTACTCAACTCTCTGATACTTATAGTAATAATAACCTAAGTATTGATGCTGGAACCCTCAATACTATTAGAGATTATTTATTACAACAATCACAACAGCAAATAGATATACGCGCCCCAAATATACCCGCTCCAACAGCTCCTATTACAGAGCAGCCGGCAGTGTTACAGCAAGCTGCTACAACCAATGGTCCAACGGCACTTCAGTTTGAAGCACAGGAGCTAAAAATACCAATCTCATTTAAGATAGATGGAGATAGCATCAAGGCTGTTATTTCAACAGTAAATAAAGACCTGATAGTACAAATAAAGAAATCAATTATAATATAGTATTATCGGAGCACCAATGGCATATCAACCACTAGATCCATTTCCACCAGAGCCTACGTTAGCGAATCCAGAGTTGCTAGCAAATCGGTCAGCGGCTATTCGAGCTTCATCTGGCAAAGTAAATGCTTCAATTCTAAATCTCATCGATCGCCCACACGTAGGACGAGTCGTACGGGAAATGGTAACATGGAGGACCCCACATTTAGGTTATGTGCAGATGTACATAAATCCTCAGCAAATTAAAATAATGCATTCCAAGGTAATACAGCATGTTAGAACCAAAGGGGGCTTTATTATACAGTATGGTGGAGAAAATTTAGATCAAATTATTATTAATGGAACGACGGGCTCAGCTGGTATGGAAGGTATTAATATACTCAAAGCCATATATCGTTCGGAACAACTTGCATTCGAGGGTATAGCTGCAGCTCTAGAGGAACAACTATCTAATGTTCAATTAGATCAATCAATAGGTAGTATACTTACTAGTGCGCAACAATCTGGAAGTGCAGCGGGCAGCGGTTTTCTTGTTGGACAGAACGTACTGCAGATTACATCACAGTTATTTAACGGATTAAATCACCCCCGCCCTACACTAGCCTCTCTGGCATCTAATATAGATATGTTCTTTCAAGGTATACTATATCGCGGATATTTTAAAAGCTTTAGCGTCACAGAATCAGTACAAAAGCTAGGGTGGTTTGATTACGATATTGAGTTTAACGCCTATGCGACTCAGGGTTCAAGACATAACTTTATGCCATGGCATAAACAACCCGAAGGTCCAGCAGGGCCGTCAAATCCATATAGTTTTACTGAATTAGATCAGCCAATTGGAGCGCTTGAAGTCGATAGCGAAGCGGGAGAGGTTAGAGGCGGAGCAGACCATTCAAATAGCAAAGTAAGTCAGACGCTGATCGATAGTCGCAATGCAGCAGCCAGTCCCAATGGCGAAAACATTCTTGATATAGATTTACTCAACAGCTTTCTATAAGATAGAGGTAGTTAGTGGCAATATTATTTAATACCGCAAGATCGCGATACCCCGATATTACTGGCAATGATTCTGGAGAATTTGCGGCAAAGATGCAAAAATCGATACTAAGCGTACTGCAAGCTGTAGGCGCAAGGGTATTCCAAAACTCCTTTATTGAAGATGGTACCGAGCGAGTACCAGGCACATCATTTGCTGGGTCTCAGATTTCTGACATCGTAGCTCCGGCAAAAAGAAAAATATTATCTCAGGACATACAACCATCGCTAATTATAAAAAAGAGGATGTTTTCGACCCTAAGAGAAAACTTTGATCCTGACTATTTTGATGAGAAGGAGCAGTTATATATCAGAGCCACCAAAACACTATTTAGGAAAAAGTGTGAGGATATAGCATTCTATGAGTCGCTTATATATGTAAATAAGATAATTGAAGATCCTGATTTCATCTATGCCTCTAATACGCTCGGAAATCTATTTAGTATACTAGGTAATATAGCAGCTGGAGCAGTGCCGACAATTAATTTATTGGGCGGCCTAGCGATTTCTGCAACATTTGCGCAAGAGTACATCGGTCAAACAATAAGAGATGCCGCCTCGTCTATGCCATGGCTAAAGCAATTGCTGAGAATATCACAGGTTTCAGAGCAGGCCAAGCAAAATAAGTTTACCACATGGATTACAGATCCACTTGCAGGAGACTCGCTTGGTACCGGACCAGGAGTGGGAGTAATGGAGCTTACCATGCTCTCAGCCATACGAACATCGACGTCACTTTCAACTGGATCCGGCTCATGTAATATTACGCTTCAGGATCCGTATCGCCTATCACTTATTTTAGAAGCCGATATTGATAGGGCACTCAAAGAAGCGTATTTAGAGAATGGAAGAATACCGTCGTATATCTCAGAGCGTGCAAGGCAGATATCAGATGAAGCTATGAGATTAGATATTGAGCTAAACGCTTCACGTAGACAGCGAAGAGTAAGCTCAATCAATTTCGACTTTCCATTTGGTACAGATACCGAAGTATCAGCCACACTAGTAGAATTAAATCAGTCATTTACACAATCAGACCTAATATATGGCACTGATATTATAAGTTCGGCGCATAGAGTTGTTAGTGAAAGTCTGACAAATCAAAACTCATCATTTTCAAATATACCAGAGGATCAAAGGTTTACTGCCACAGAAGAGGTACGCGTCAGACAAATATTCAATCTATTACGAGAATATAAAGTAATTCAAGACAGAGCAATAGATGAATTTCAATTACTTAATAATTTAAATAGCGACGTACTGGATAGATTAAGACAAGATTTTGTAGGACATAGTATCATACAGCACATGGACTCTGTCCATGTATTCGCAAACTCACATACACGGAATGAAACACCAGTATATGATTCTAGTATGGCACAAATGATCCAAAATCTCACATCTTCAGTAATGAGTCGCGAAGATACTGAAGCGCGTATTAGCGATGAATTTATAGATCAAGAAAGATCAGAGCTAGCACCAGATATTCCACTCTGGATATACAAATTAATGCGAAATCCTCACGTTTTTCGTGGCACCGGACCACAGATATGGCAAGGTATAGTAACGGATGTTTCTGGAGACTATCAGGCTTCAACAGGGGAATATACTATTGAGATAGTTGCTAGGGATAACTTATATTTCTTAGAGTTGTCCAGTATAAATACACAGCCAAGTGTATTACAATTACAGGGT